AATGGTGGAGCCGAGGTCCACCACAGGGGGTCTAAGCGGGTCCTCATGCGTCCCAGCCGCCCCCGAAAAACCCCGTAAAATAACGATTCCCGCGACCATGCGTCCCAGCGAGACCCCGTGCATCCCGACGATTTGATGGTATCGAGTGATGGTATCGTCGAGGGGATGCCATGCCGCTGTCAGACACGAAACTCCGGGGGCTCAAGCCCGGAGCCAAGCCCTACAAGGTCGCCGACTTCGATAGCCTCTATGTCCTCGTAGCGCCCACCGGCGCGGTCCTCTGGCGGATGAACTACCGCCTGGGCGGGAAGCAGAAGACCTTGGCCCTGGGATCGTACCCAGCCGTATCGCTGTCGACCGCGCGGACCCGCCGCGACGACGCGCGCAAACTGATCGAGGGCGGCGTCGACCCAAGCAAGGCCAAGCGGGCTCCACAGACCACCCTCCCCGGAGCGGCCACGGACCCCGAGCAGAGCTTCCAGGCGATCACCGACGCCTTCTTCAAGCTTCGGGAGAAGGTCTGGTCAGCGCAGTACCGGAAGACCATGTACCATCAGCTCAAGGTCGATGTCCTGCCAGTGATAGGCCCACGCGACGTGCGGGACATTGAGCCGCCGGACGTGCTCAAATGTCTGCGGGCGATCGAGACGCGCGGGGCCTTGGTCATGGCGCACAAGGTCCGGTTCTTCGTCGGCCAGATTTTCCGCTATGCCATCGCCGAGGGGAAAGCCGTCCGAGACCCAACGGCCGACTTGAAGGGCGCCCTACAGCCCAAGAACCGCGTGCAGCACTACGCCCGCGTGGAAGCATCCGAGGTTCCGAAGCTGTTCGCGGATATACACGACTACCAGGGCGACAGGCTTACCAAAAACGCTCTCTTGCTGGCACTTCACACCTTCGTCCGAACCGACGAATTCCGGTTTGCGCACATCCGCGAGTTCAAGCTGAAAGGCCCAGACCCTCTGTGGCGCATCCCGCCCGAGCGGATGAAGAAACACCGAGAGCACCTTGTCCCACTTACGCCGAAATGCGTGGAAATCATTAAGGACCTGGAAACCACGTTGCCGAAATCCGGCCTGTTGTTCGGCGCCGATACGCGCTCCGGCGTGATCTCGGAGAACACGGCGCTCTTCGCCCTCTACCGCTTGGGATACAAGGACCGACAGACCGTTCATGGGTTCCGCCGGATCGCTTCGACCACCTTAAACGAGAACGGCTTTGACCCCGAAGTGGTCGAACTTCAGCTCGCGCACGACGACGCAGACCAGGTGCGGGCCGCGTACAATTCGGCGAAGCGTCTGGCCGAGCGCCGGGAGATGATGCGCTGGTGGTCTGAGTGGATCGGCCGGCAAGCCCGCAAGGGCGAGGTCCTGTAAGCGTCAACACACTGTTGAAATCCGGCCGATTTGCGTCTACCGTTAAGGGCCTTGTCAACAAATGCGTGACTATGCTACTCGGTACGAGTGGGCAATAGGACCGGAAAATGACAGAGCCGGACGATTTTATCCGCCTGCCCGCCGTAACGGCGAGCACGGGTCTCTCAAAGTCCGAAATTTACCGCCGGGTCCAGGCGGGGACGTTCCCGCGCCCCATCCGCCTGAGTCATCGGGTGTCGGTCTGGACGAAGTCTTCAGTGACGCGCTGGAAGCGCGAGTGGATCAGAAAGGCCCTTCTCGGATGAGCCGTAGCATCGACGACCTTTTGGGCACCGACGACGAGCCCGCCGAGCCGTTCGAGATAGGAAATTGGGCGGATGTCCGCCACAGGGGCGTAGGCATCGACTGGCTCGCGGGAGCGTTCGGCATGGATCGCCGTCGCGTGCGCTCGAAGCTCGCCGGCCTCAAACCTATCGGTGAGCACAAGACGCCCACAGGTATGCGCCCTCTGTGGGACCTCCGCGAAGCCGCAGCGCATCTGGTCCCGAGCAGCCAAGCTGTGCAGATGGCGATCCGCGACATGAAGGCGAGCGATCTGCCGCCCGATCTTCAGAAGGAAGTCTGGGACGCGCGCCTCAAGGAAATGCAATGGCGCGAGAAGGCCGGGGAGTTGTGGCCCACTGAGGGCGTCATTGACGTTCTCGGCGAAGCGTTCAAGCGGCTGAAGACCACGCTCCAGCTCGTACCCGACCAGATCGAACGCGACATGGAGTTGCCGCCAACGATCCGAACGAAGATCACCGACATCATCGACCGCCTCCAGGTCGACCTCCACGCCACGCTGGTCGAGATGCCCGCGAGTCGCGGAACCATGTCCTACGAGTCCACAATTCCGCGACTTGGCAACAATGACGACGAATAGCCACGGCTTCAACGAGGACCAGCAAGCGGCCTACGACGCCTTCATGCAATGGCGCGATGAAGGCGGTGATGAGTTTCGGCTGTACGGCTTCGCCGGCACGGGCAAGTCCTACGTCGCTAGCAAGATCGAGAAGGAAGTCCCCGGCTCGATCTTCGTGACCTACACCGGGAAGGCCGCTCACGTCCTTCGCAAACGCGGCGTGCAGAAGGTCTCGACGATCCACGCTGCGATCTACAACCTCAAGAACTCCGACGAGGCGATCCTCAATCTCAAGCGCGAGGTTCGCCGCCTCCACGCGATCATGAGCAAGCAGTATCCCGGCAAGTCATTCGAGGCGCTGCGCAAGCTCAACCCCGAGCTGGAGAAGAAGGCGGCCGATCTGGAAGCGCGGCGCCAGTCGCACAACGGGCCGTCCTTCGCCTTCAACGAAGAAGCCGACATTTCGCTCGCGCCGCTCATCATCGTGGACGAATGCTCCATGGTCGGGGCCAAGGTCGCGGCCGACCTTCGCCTGTTTGGCGTGCCGATCCTCGCCATGGGCGACCCCGGCCAGCTCCCGCCCGTCAAGGATCAGCCCGGCTTCAAGGTGGCGAAGCCGGATGCCATGCTCACGAAGCTCATGCGTACCGCCGAAGAGGCGCCGATCGCACACCTGGCCGCTCGCGTGCGCAAGGGCGAGCGCCTGGCGAAGGGCACATACGGAGAAAGCGAGGTCGTCGCGGCGCACCGGATCAAGGACGACGAGCTTCTAGCCTACAATCAGATCATCGTCGGCACGCACAAGATGCGGCGCCGCGTGAATAACCGCGTGCGCAAGGCGAAGGGGTACAAGACGCCCTTCCCCGAGGTCGGCGACAAGCTGGTCTGCCTCCGCAACTTCGAGACCTCCGAGAAGGTCTATCTCGCTAACGGCGCGCTTTGGCGCGTGCGCGAGGTCCACGGCTTCGTCGACGACGAGATACTTCTCACACTGGAAGAGGTCGGCGTGCGCGGCGTGGACGACCTCGCTGTGACGACCACCCTCCCCGTCCCTGTCTCGTGCTTCGACCCCGACGACGAGGACGGCGCGCGCTTCGAGCAAATTCAGTTCGACTACGGGTATGCCATCACAGCGCACAAGGCGCAGGGCTCCGAGTGGGGCAGCGTCCTCGTCTATGACGAGTCGCGCATGTTCCGGCAGGACGCCGACCGCTGGCTCTATACCGCCATCACGCGCGCGTCTGAGTACGTTACCATCGCACAGGTGGCGTGATGTTCCAGACCCTCGAACAGATCGTCGTCTCGGTCGCGGAGATCGTCCGCCCGCCGGAACGCCTCACCATCTGGGAGGCGGCGGAGAAGTACATCGAGGTCAACAACCCCGGAAACTACGTCGGTCCCTACGACGCGGACATCACGCCTTACATGAAAGAGGTCATGGAAGAGATGACCTCGCTTGAGTACACCGGCATTGCCTTCGCCGGCCCTGCTCAATGCGGCAAGACCGATGTGGTGCTCAACTACATAACGCACTCGGCGAAGTGCGACCCGGCGGATATGATGATTATCCAGCCGACGCAGGCCGCCGCGCGCGACTTCCACAAGCGGCGGATTGATCGTCTGTTCCGCAACTCGCCTAAGGTCGCGGAGGCCGTACAGCCCGGCCGGCAGAACCAGAATACTTTCGACACGCGCTTCAGATCGGGGATGCTGGCTACTCTCTCCTGGCCGACGATCTCCGAACTGTCGGGCAAGCCCGTACCGCGCCTGTGGCTGTCGGACTACGACCGTATGCCGGAGAACGTCGACGGCGAAGGCTCTCCGTTTGACCTCGCCAAAGCCCGCGCCACGACCTTCCGGCGCTTCGGTATGTGCGTGGCCGAGTCCTCGCCGGGCTTCGTCGTTGACGACCCTCAGTGGCTCCCGAGCACGCCGCACGAGGCCCCGCCGACGAAGGGTATCCTGTCGCTCTATAACCGGGGTGATCGCCGCCGCTGGAATTGGGAGTGTCCGCAATGCCACGGTAAGTTCGAGCCTGACTTCCATTTGCTCGTCTGGCCGGAGAACGTCGACATCATCACGGC